GTTGTGCCATTTGTGGAGTATCCATAGCCGCAGCATCTCCTACTGATGGTGCTGCTGGTTCTGGAACACTGGCTGCTGCTGTTGCTGCCTGTTGTGCCATTTGTGGAGTATCCATAGCCGCAGCATCCCCTACTGATGGTGCTGCTGGTGCTGCTTGTGCTGGTGCATCACTACCTGAGTATCCATATACTTCAGGATTAGCATCTGCTGCTGCTTGTGTGGCCGCTTGGCCTTGTTTTGCTCTACGTTGTGCTAATCTATCTTGATTAGCTGCTTTAACATCAGCAATGATATTACCTGTACCTTGTCCATAACTTGGATGACCTGGCATTTGTCCTCTAGCCTGTTGCATGGCTAGGTCATAATCGCCCTCTTCATCCAATCCCATATCCTGCATCAAAGCACGAGCGATACTGCCCATACCTTCTTTGGTTGGCTTGTCTGTTGATCTAGCAGGCTTAAATCCTGGTTGTGCTTTTTTGGCAGACTTTTCAGCATCATCTGCTGCCTTATACATGCCTTTTTCTTTGAACTGATCAATATGTTTTTGCCAGTTCTTGATTTTTTCGGCATCAGTACCGCCCTTATATTCAACTACTGGTGCTGCTGACTCAGCGATATATTTTTTACCTTTTTCAATAGCATCCATCTGTGCTATAAGATTTTTCATACTCATAGTTTAGTCCTTATCGCTACCGTCTGCTTTTTTATGACTCTTGTAGCCTTTGTTTTTCATATGCCAAGCCAATGCCCAAGGATTCTTTTCCTTGCCATCTTTGGTCTTACCCTTGGTAAGTTCAGGGTGTTTTTTCATTGCCTTCACTGTGCCCTTAAAACCAGGTGGGCTTTTTTCCTGTAGGCTTTCTGCCTTCACACAGTTATCTACCGTACGACGACCTTTCTTCTTTGTGCCCATACGCTTGTAGCCTTTCCAGCAGGCCTTACCATCTACGCCTTTTTGTTTTTCTTCAATCATACGCACGATGTTTTTTAGTTCTGGATAACTTACTGTTTCTAATGTATCTTTTTTAACGCCACTTACTGATTCTAAAATATGGTCAATGTATAAGTTTTTAAGATCACTCTTAGCGCCACTACTTAGTTGTAGGTAATAACTATCAGGAAGTTTTAGATCACGCTGGATGGCTTCAAAATGTACTTTAAATCCACCAGGTAATGTTCGTGTGCCAGGTGGGTCACGTTTTACTTTTGGTTTATCTTCCTTATCACGCATTTGTTTATCTGCTAGAGCAGCAAGACTCATCTTAGGCTCATCGTCGTCACGAGTTTGAGCGTGAGGTTGTGGTTCCTCTCCTCTACTGCGTAGTGGATTTCTTTTCTCCCAACCCATAGTTCCATCCCAACCACCGTCTCTATCCCTTCTACCTTCCGCCACACCTTGCTGTTTAGGTTCTTTCGGTTCAAACTTTGTGGGACCATAGTCAGTGTAGCCCACAGCAGTTTTGGTACCCTTAGGGCACTTGCCTCTCTGATGCTCACCTTGACGCTTGCCACAGTGTTTACATACAGGAGGTTGTGAGCCTTCCGCCACACCTTCCTCCATACCACGCTCACCCTGACGCATACTATAATCAGTATAATCAAAATCGTCATCTTGATCTATATGAAAGAATCTATCATATGCCATACCGAATGCTCGTCTAAATAGTTTAGGATTGGCTTTCACTATACGTGGCATTTCTTGGGCCACCAGTTTCATATATGTATTTTTATCACCACCGCGTGGATAAATGCTTTGTATTATTTGACTAATATGTGATACCATATTGTCAGTTTCCAGTGAGCCTTCCGCCACACCTTGCTTGTGTTTTTTAATCCAGGCATGTGCTTCATCTCTGCTCTTGAATGGTCCCGCCACTGCCACCGCTTGCCCATCCTTGAACACACGCCAGGTTCCGTCTTTGGTTTCACGACCGGTATAGCCTTCCGCCACACCTTGCTCTTTGATGTTTAGTTGCTTTTTTGTATAGGCCACTGCGTCATCCAATGCGGCCAACCCTTTCTGTTCTGAATTCTTACTTAATCCAGTATCATATAGTTCATCACCATTATAGATTCTAACCTGCCAACCAAATCCGGTATCAACTAAATCGTGCCTAAAGTTTCCTACCTTGACAGACTTGACTACATTCTTTCCTGAGCCTTCCGCCACACCTTTCTCTGCTTTCTTTTCCTGTTCTCTACGACGAGCATAATCACTGGTTTGAGCAGGTTGTTTTTTGCGAGCAGGTTTTTGACCACTGATTATTGCTTCTTCACGCTCCCTACGACGGAAATAGTCTGATGTTTCCGCCACACCTTGTAGTTTCTTTAGTTCTAATTCAAGTTCTTGGACTTTTAGTTGGCGACCTTGTTCTTTGTACTTGGCAATAAGATTCTTAAGACTGCGGATCTTGTCTGCTTTCATTGAGTCTTTGGTCATTGGGCTGTAGTCTGCTTCCGCTACACCTTGTTCCATAAAAGGCTTTTTATGTTTTTCCTTACCCTGTTTCTGATCCCGCTTTTTATCCTTATGTTTGCCCGCACCTGTTTGTGGGCGTAGTGGTCCTTGACGGGGTTTTTGTGGAACACGAGCATCTTCCATCATACGTTGTACTATACTGCGTACCTGCTCACTGCTTTCATAAGTTTCTTGAACACCACCTTGAAGTATGCCTGCTTTTTTCATTGCTTCTTGAGTTTTTGGACCAACACTCATGACCATGTCTATTTTGCCGTTTCTTATCATTATAAAAGGTGCCATGTTTCTAATGATGGCGCCGCCGCCTTCAGGTCTATTATTGGGAGTAAGATATGTATTTGTAGTGGTATCTAACACGGCCTTTACTGTGAATCCGCCCACGTCAACAGTTGTTGCTACAAACCCATCGCCTAAATCTTGTTGACTATCGCCAGATGTTGGATTACCAAATCCTCTGTCATCTGGACCTCCAGGGGCAACCCTTTCAACTATTTTGATATATTTTTCTAGACTCACTTTTATTCCTTCACCATACAATCTACACACTGACAATCTGGGCAGTTGCTACAATCATTACAACTATGACCGCAATGTGGAGTACATTTACAGGCATAGCATACAGGCTCACTTATTTTTAGAGCCATATATGATCCGTATTCATCCACCCAGTTAGGTAATGTCATTTCAAACGACCATCTTTCTCAGCACTCTTAAGCATGGCAGCACGATCACTATAACCCTTTACACCAGGCTTAATATCTTTTGCTGCTTTCTTTTCACCTGCTGTAGGATTCTTAACATGTTTCATTGTGGTCTTAGCCTGATGACTAGCCTCACTCATGCCACTACATTCTTTCATACCATGTACTGGGCAACTTTTACCTTTTGGTGTATGATTACATTTGGTTGCTTCACTTACCTTCTTATCCTTGGCTGCTTTTCCTATAGGTTCTTTTGTGTTTCCGTCGTTGTCAATATCAGGAAAATCTGGCTTGGCTGCTTCTTTAAATGGCTTGCCTGACTTAGCAGCGGCCTTAGCACGACTACCCCAAACTTCATCTTTAGGAGTTTCTACATTGCCATCACCATCATAATCTTTCTTGGCCTTTTTTGACTCTTGTGTTTTCTTACGTATGCTATCTACACTATAACCTGTGCTCTTATGATCACGTCCAGCACGATCACGTACATCACCTTCGCTTTCGCCCTCGTCTGCATCATAGTGAACGTTCTTAGTCTTAGCACCGTCTTTGTGCATTAGTTTTACGCTGTACTGTGATTTAGTACTGGCAGCAGCCTTTTTCTCTGCTGTACCAACACCTTTACCAGCCCTATGACCTGTAGCCTCAGATGTTTTTTGACGAATACTATCTACACTATAGCCTGTGCTCTTATGATCACGCCCAGCACGATCACGTACATCACCTTCGCTCTCACCTTCATCTGCGTCATAGTGAGCATTCTTTGTCTTAGAACCATCCTTGTGAACTAGTTTTACACTGTATTGTTTTTTAGTACTGGCAGCAGCTTTTTTTTCTTGCGTACCAACACCTTTGCCAGCCCTATGACCAGTGGCTTCTTCTACCTTTTCTTCTTTCTTTTCATCCTTCTTCTTCATCTTTTCAGCCTGGGCCTTCTTAAGAGCTTTCATTTTCTCTTTGGCTTCCATTAGCTTACGACCGAGGATACGTTTTTCTTCAGGAGTATACATATCACTCATTTCAAGTTTCTGTCCATACTCGCTGAATTTCATTTCATATTCTAAATAGTGATACACACTGGCCATATAGTCTGCGGCCTTAGTGATTTTAGCCTGTACCCAACCATCTAGTTGTGCATTATCATCCATCATTTTAAATAGTTTTAACGCATATCTAGCAGTCTTATAAAGGTCAGCCTTGGCCATTTTACCTTCATCTTCGTGCTCTGGGTCTGGTAAAGATTGCTGTTGCATAATAGGATCCATGTTCTACTCCGAATTTAGTATATTTATCGTTTAAGCGTTGTTTGTCCAAATAAGCTGATATTGCTATCTAGTGCGTTTTTGGCTGTTCCATTAGTGTTTTTTAGGGTTGCTACTTTAGGTGGCTTGGGTTTACTACCTTTACCATATTGCTTTATATTACCTATAGCTACATGAGGGTTAGGCACTGCTACTACATTTCCTGCACTTGTAACACCTGCGCTCGCCGTTTCAAATAGCTCTCTCAGTCTCATTTATATTCCATATTGATTACGTTTGATCTTGGCCACAGGACTCACTGTATTAGTTGTTTTAAGCTCTTCACTAGGACCAGATTTAATTATACTTTTTCCTTTCACACCCTGATTTTTTTCAGCTTGCTTAAGTATATCTTCTTCACCTTTACTATATAACCAAACGGTAGGATTATCCTTAGCTGGCCCTGCTTTATTAATTGATTTATCAGGTGCTCCAGCCATGGCTATTCCTAGGCGATACATTCCATAATACTGATCCATATCCTGATATTGTTTGGCATGAATGCCAGATTGTTTAATATTTTTACCAAGATGTTTTTCTGCTTTTTCGTTTATGATTTCACGTATTTTCATCGCATACCCTTCCCAATTGGTTTTTCACCTGTGAGGTATGGTAAACTAAACCATAGTTGAAACCATTCTTTAGTACCTGGTTTAATATTATGCTTCTTTTGTAGTTCACCTTTTTCATTACCACTTAAACTGATATTGATGCCAGCGTAAGGATCCACTGGGTCATACTTAACATAGCCCTTGAACTCGTTAATACCTGCTAACTTTTTTAGTTCGCTCAGTGTCATTGCTTAAACATGCCCTTCTGACCAAATACGCTTTGGAACTGTGTGCCTAACATATTTTTTAACTTGTCTCTCTGATCTGCTCTCAGTATGATTTGATTACCATCAAACTTGAATCCCATACTGCGTAGTTTAGGTAATAGATCAGTTTTCAATAATGTGTATTTAAACGTATCTGGTTGTGCCACAGCGTGTCCACCCATCTGTGTATTAGGTTTACCTGGTATGGCCACACGATGTCTCTTACCATCTGGACCTACTACAAAATGATCTACACCACTGGGCTTACGATCTGGTTCATCTGGTTCTTTGTCTCTAAATAGTTCATAACGTTCATCGCCACCCTGTTCTATATAATCTTTGATTTGATATAGTTCTGGACCGTGTTCGCTACGTAGCACACTGGGTGGGAATACAAACTGAGCCTTTTCAGCACCAATAAAGTCTACATCACGTAGACTATCTTCAAGTTCACCTAAAGCACTAGTTGCATCTGTAAATAGGAAGTTTACTCTCAGGGGACGAACTTTGCCACCCTTCTTATCCTTAATGCCTACAGCGTTGGCCTTTTGTACAACTTCTTGAGGGCGAGTACCAAAGTCTCCTACAACACGTACATTGCCAGTGTTGTCTAATTTGAATACAATATATAATGTGCCACTGGGCTGTTCTAATTCATATAGTCTCATTTCTTTAGCCTTCTTTTTAGGTTTGGCAGCAGTCATCTGTGCCATACGGTCTTTGGCCTTACGCATAAGATCCATAACTGTATCGTCATCAATCTCTGGGCTCATAGCATCACGCCAAACTGCGAATTGTTCTTGTTCACTCTTATTTGGATCTGTCAATACCTGACGCATTGGTGTAGCACGTGGTCCTTCTTCACCAGCACTGGGATCACCGGTCTCTTGACGACTAATAACATCTAAACTATCAAAGTTAAAGGGAACTTCACCTTTCTTATTAGGTTTACCGTTATATTGTTTAAGATATTGGAAAGCAGTGACCTGATCAGCACCAACTACTACAGTGACGTTATTATAGCCTTGTTGGTTAAGGTTGCTTAGTACTCTGGTTAGATCTGGTAGTTCATCTGTAGCAGTTTGAAATATATGACTGCTATCAGGGAACACACGTTTATAAATGCTGAGTTTTTCTTCAGGTTGTAAAGGGTCATCAGGTCCATATGTCCTACTAACCACAAAGTAGGGATCACCTCCAATCTTATCAGAATAGGTTAGTACACTGCTGGCCAACATCATATGACCTTTGTGACCCATGCCTCTACCCCAACCTACTACAGCAGTGTTCTTTTCTCCGGTACGTGCCAAGTTTTCAAATAGTTGTCTGAGCCTCATTCATCTCTCCTAGGGGCCCAAGCATCCTGATCTATGGCCTTAATAAATTGTCCTGGTAAATCATTTTTAAATGGCGTACCAGGATGTGCGCTTACATATCCTTCTGGCTTGGTTTGTCTAATACCACTATGTGTACCACTGCTTAAACCATTAATCATTTCTAGTTTGGCCTTGGTTAATAGTTCAACAGCCATTAGTACAGCATCAATTCCAACACGATCTTTTAATATTGTCTCTGCTTGTTTTGAACTGACATTACGACCTACCCATTCAATAAATTTTTGTTTTACACCAGGTATACGTAGGTTTTGATTATAAAATTTGTAAAGGACTTCTCCTGGTTTACTTAGGCCAGGCTTTGGTGATAAAAAGTTATTGATTTGATTAGCATTAGCTTGTATAAATTCTTGTACACTATCTAGGCTATTTTCTACAATCTGTGGTGGCTCCTCTACATAGACAGTTCCTTGTACGATAACATCAGGAGTACTTAAACTTTCTGGTTGAGGATATCTAGTTTCTTCATTGCTGCCTAATGATGGATAGTACCCAGTAGCAGCTACCATTACTTTAGCTACTCTTATTCTACGACCAAGGTCACTGTTTTTACCAATATGGAATGTAGTAATATTTGGTGTGAATTCATACTCTTGTGTTTCTGGATTTAGTATAGCTTTGGCACTGCCGCCATCAGGTTTGTTTCCTGGATAAAATAATAATCCACCTTCTATAAATCCTTCTGCTGGACTTACTTGTTCAAAATAAGTCCATAAACTGGCTAACTGTTTAGCATATTGTTTACGTTGTGCTTCCTTAGTTGGATCAGGACGTCCAGTACTTAGTAAGAATTTTTGTACTTCATCTGAACTGCGTGGAGCAGTTCTTACACCATTATCTAATTCTGTTTTACCACGTTTAAGATAATCCCAAGCATTTTTAGGAATCATCATAAACACGCCATCTTGTTTCCCCCAATATACAACAGGACTACCGTCCCACTTAAGTTCAATATTACCACCTTGACCAGTCATATGTCTCATACGTTCTACAGCATGTAGACCACCTTGTGATCCATTGGTAAACACTAGATCTTCTATGTGTTGATACTTACGTCCTATAGCTGGTGCTGCTGCTTCAAAAAACTTTTGTTCTGGTCCTTTTAGTGGAACACTTTTCCAACTTTGCCCACCAGCAGCTAAACTATAAATTTTTTGTCTTGTTGCAGCATCAGGTAGTGCTGCCATAATACTTTCTACACTGCCTAAACTACGAGCATTGGCTCTAGGACCAATTAAGTAACGTGCTATCTCATCCAAGTCAGTGCTGATTAAATCTGCTTTTTTACCTTGTTGATCACGAGCATATAATCCTTCATCAGGACTCCATAGCATGTTTTGACTGCTAGCCAATGCGTTCATGATCATTTGTTTGTGTACACCTTTGTATGAACTACCTTGTGGTATTTGGTGTACATGGAACTTATGTACGTTAGCAGCATTACGTACTACCTTAACGTCTACTTGATGACAAGTTGATCCAAAGGGTAATTTAATATGTACTGTTACTGCTATACGTTTTGTTTCTAAACCTTTATCGTTTAAATATTTTTCTAGATTTATCCGTATTTTTTTAGGATCTTCTTCGTTAAAGAACTGAGCAGCAGTGTCCAAGTCTACCATAACATCTAAGTCACCACTCATAACTCCTGGAGTTGGTGTTGCTCCACTGCCTATTCTATGTACTTTGAGTCCTGTGCCTCTAAGATATCTTTCAAGTTGTGCTTCAATTTGAGGTGCTTTACTTTGGTCGAATGGTTCACACTCGTCCCAAATATTGCCACCCTCCATCAAAGGAGTACGTACCTTAGAGAACAACTCACGTAGCATCATTTATACATACCATCCTTCATATGTTGTAGTTCTGTTTCGTATATATGTTGTGCTACCTGTTCTGTAAATTCTTCTTCTAATGTATCGTCAAGTTCTCTAATGGGAAATTCTTGTTTATAACTTTCATATGCTTTTTTAATTACAGGTTTAAACACTCTATGACTAAATTTACTACCACTTTCGAATTGTGCTTTACATGTTTTTAGTATAGGAAAGAAATGACGACGATAAAAATCATCATTGTGATGCATATAAAAAACAAGATCTTCTGCTAGGTCAAATTCATATTTGCCTTGCTCATCTTTTATAATTTTACTATCAGTCTTTAACATGTCATCAACTGATAGTTCTTTATTACCAAACATTTCAAATAATTTCATAATAGTTCACCAAGCACGACAAGACCAATAACGAGCTTTCCATTTTGGTCCTGGATTAGCACAATTATGTCTTGCCCTAAAATTCTTACGTCTACTAGGTATATGTTTTTTTATACTTAATTTTTTATCACCAAAGTTAACTTTAACAATTTTACCATTAGGTTTACGAACATATACTTTACTTTTGGCTACATCACCTTTCATAGGTTTACCTAGGGGAACATTATGTCCTTGATGCATGGCTTCTGCTGCTCCCCCTACTAATTTACCCTTAGGATTAGTAGGTCCAGGACTGCGTAATTGACCAGCCTGGCCTATTTTATGTTTACCTAATCCAGCAAATGGCCATGTAGACTCATCCAATTCTTCAAAAAAAGTAATGCCTACTTCCTGTAATAAGGCTAATGCTAAGTTATCTAGTTCAACTAATATAGAATCTTCTGATACTATCAAAACATCAGTTTCTATAGCATCTCTTTCATTGAGATCAAAATAGAAGCCATCTCCAGGATGTATGTCTACATCCTCGGATTCTACTTGTTCTACATATTCTAATATACTTTTATTAGTCATAGCGATTCCCACTTAATATTTATCGATATTAAAGGTAATACTATAGCCAAATTTAAGCAGGATTTTTTACAACTCTGTCAATTCGTTGTATGTTTGAGCCTAAAAACATCTGTACCATGCTTAATGTTTTAGCGTCTTTTACGTAGAAATAACTATCCCCACTGCGCCAACCTCGTCTAACATGGTCACGACAACGACGGGGCATACGGATTTTATCATTTCCTGTACACCATTTAAAGAAACTTTCGTTATTAGGAACACGTTGTGTTAAGGTGATTTTGAAGTCATAATCAACACGTTTGAGATAAACTGTATTTTTTTCTAACACAGGTCTTGAATCTTCAGGCATACTGATATATTTGATGTAGTCAAAAAGTTCTTTACTTACCTGTTTAAAATCATCAAACTTATCTGTGTAGAAAGTTAGGAAAGGACTACTTACCATAAGTTTATAGTCACTGACCTTTTGAAATGCTTTTACTATATTATGTGCTCGGTCCAAGTCACTAGCAACGCCGTTATAAACCCAACCAGGAAAAGTTTTATTTTCCCTCCAGTGGGCGATTTTTTCTGCGGCATCCTCAATGTCTCTACCTCTAAAAGTTGTGGCAAGTTTAGATATAAGGACTATCTTATACCTATACTTGTCCAAAAACAGTTTATTGGTTTTCTTCGTTGGTAACAATTTCAAGTGATTCATTTTCAGTTACTTTACTTTGTCTTACACGTTTAGTCAATGTAATTTGGTCACCGTCTAATCCAATAACCAAACTACCACCGTCCTTAAGTTCACCAAATAACATCATACGACTTAATGGGCGTTTGATCTCTTTATCTATGACACGCTGTAATGGACGGGCACCCATTTTACTATCGAACCCTTTTTCAATCAAATGATTTATAGCAGCATCATTAATTTTGACGCGAATTCCCTTTTCTGATACTTGTTGTTTAAGTTCGTCAATAAACTTAACAACAATCTTATACATAGTTTCCTTTGTAAGTTTGCCAAATGTGATAATAGCATCTAGCCTGTTTCTAAACTCAGGAGCAAAGAATTTCTTAAGATCCTTATCATCATAGTCCTTTTCCTGTTTGCCAAAGCCTATCTGATTCTTCTCAGCACTTTGAGCACCAGCATTAGTAGTTAAGATGAGGATGATATTACGGCAGTCTGCTTTCTTACCATTACTACCTGTGACAAAGCCATTGTCCATCATCTGTAGTAGGATAGTACTTACATCTGGGTGACTCTTTTCAACTTCGTCAAACAATAGTACACAGTAAGGATTTTCTTGGATTTGTGTAATAAGTAAGCCAGCATTTTCTTCAAAGCCAACATAACCTGGTGGGCTACCAATCAGTTTACTTACGCTGTGTTTTTCCTGATATTCACTCATATCAAAGCGTATGAGTTTTACTCCTAAATGTTTGGATAGCATCTTGGCTGTTTCTGTTTTACCACATCCAGTTGGGCCCATAAAAACAAATGAACCGATTGGTTTGTTCTCAGGTTTAAGTCCAGCACGAGCAACAAGTATTTTATCTACTAGCTCAGTTACAGCAGTTTCTTGTCCAAATACTTCGCTATTAATCTGATTCTCTAAATTAGCTAAGTTATTACTTTCAGTTTCTGCGATTTGTTCTTCAGGCATTTGAATAGCCTGTGCTAGTTCGTATTGAATTTCTGTTTCACCAATAACACGCTCTTGATCCAGTTTTAAGTTAAATCTACTACAGGCGCAGTCAATAAGATCAATTGCTTTATCTGGAAGTTTTTTATCTGTTTGATATTTTACACTGAGTTTTACAGCAGCTTGAATGGCATCTTCTGTAATCTTAACTTTATGGAATTGTTCGTAGTATTTTTTAATACCTTTTAGGATCTGTAGGGTGGTATCATATGTAGGCTCATCAATAGTAATACGTTGGAACCTACGCATTAGAGCACGATCTTTTTCAAAATATTTGCGATATTCTTCCCAAGTTGTACTTGCTACTACCTTAATATTACCTTTACTTAAGGCTGGTTTCATCATATTGGCTAAGTCGTTAGCACTGTTACCAGCACTACCAGCTCCGCTAATCATATGAGCTTCGTCAATAAAGAGAATAGTCTTGCCTTTATTTTGTAAGCCTTTTAATACTAGTTTAAAACGTTCTTCAAAATCTCCTCTATATTTGCTGCCAGCTAACATACTGCTGATATCAAGATTGAAAACTTTATAATCTTTTAAGAATTCTGGTACATGACCTTTTACAATATTATAGGCTAGTCCTTCGGCAATAGCAGTTTTACCAACACCTGGCTCGCCTACTAACATTACGTTGTTTTTGTTACGACGACCCATGGCCAAGGCAATACTTTCAAGTTCAGTAACACGACCAATTACAGGATCTACTTTGTTTTTCTTAACTGCTTCGTTAAGATTACTAGTAAATGCTTTTAGGGCACGATCTACTTGATGATCATTAACATGTTCTTCTTCTTCACTTTGAATTTCATTGTTCAGATATTCTGCGAATTTATTTTTGTCGATGCCAGCTTGTTGAATATAGTAACTGGCATAACTACGCTTTTCGCCCATCATGCTTAGGAATACATCACTAAGCTCCATAGTTTGACGACCATTAAAAAGGCTTTGGGTAAATGCTCTATTAAGTACACGTTCAACAGCCTGGGTTTTCTTTGGTTTAGTTACATTTTCATTAATGATGTCATCAAGTTTATTTTTTAAGTAGTGCTCTAAATTTGTTTTGATGTAAGTTGGATCAGCCCCATATCCTTGAATACTATTAACGAAATGTTCCTCGTTGAGCATGGTGTATAACAAGTGCTCAAGAGTCAAATACTCATGCTTATAGCTCTTAGCTAATTCAATTGCTTGTTCAAAAACAGCTTTAAGACTGTCGCTGGGCTCTACCATATCGTTTCCTTAGTTTGTTAAGTTTTTTCATAGCCATTTCCTGCTTTAGTTTGCTTACACGATCAATCATACATATACCGTCCAAGTGATCTAGTTCATGTAAAAAACATTTAGCATCTATGCCATGTAGTGATATTACACAATTATTGCCCTCGCTGTCAAGATATTCTGCCATGATTGTTTCCGGCCTTTTAACAGGAATAACCAAATTAGGAAAACTCAAACATCCTTCCATGGCTTCAATCATTTTATCACTAGCGGCTCTAAGCACAGGGTTAAACATGGCAAAAGGGCCCAGCTCTAAACTTAGGTCTTTGGGAAAGATTGCTATAACTCTAGCAGCCAAACCTACTTGATTGCCACTTAGTCCTATGCCTCTTTCTCTAATCATAAGTTCAATCATTTCCTTTTCCACATATTTGGGATCCATGATAGGATGTTCAAAATCAAAGTCAGGCATACGCTCTCTTAAGATTTCATTTGGAAATGTTATCAATTTCATTTTTTAATTCCTCTAATTTCTTTTTTAATTCAATGTCAGTTATTGCGGGTATTCTAATATACACAATGACAATAAAATTTCCTGTAATGCCAGTTCTAAGATTTTTAAATCCTAATCCTGTAGCACTATATTCACCACCATGTGTCATACCAGGTTTTAGTTTAATATTAAGTAATCTACCATCTATAGTTTCAATAGGCTTACTACAGCCTACCATGGCTTCAATAGCATCTATCTCTATTAGAGTGGTAATATCGTCACCACGTCTAGCAAAATTTAAATCCTCGGCAACCAATACTGTGACATTAAGATCGCCTCTATTAACTTGAGGATATGTGTCATCGCCCATACCACTAAACTTTAATACATCACCACTTTCAATTCCAGGTGGTATATTGATATGTGCTGTTTCTTTACGCCCAGAAGGTAGCATATAACTGGCTTCAATTTCTTTGCCTATATAACTATCTAATAGAGTAATTTTAACTTTAATATTGAGGTCTAAATTCTTAGCCCTAGTTCTTCCATGCCCGGATCTACCTCTGCCAAAATCAAATGTACTACCTCCTCTGAACATTTGATTGAACATATCATGAATATCTTCAAAACTTCTTTGATTGCCCTCGCCTGCTCTAAAGTGGCTTTCAGTATCATATTGAGTTCTTTTTCTAGGATCACTTAATGTGTCATAGGCTTGATTAATTTTTTGAAAGGTAGATTCATTACCACCTCTATCCGGATGGTGTTCCATTGCCAGCTTACGATAAGCTGATTTAATTTGTTGTGGTGTTGCTTCTCTAGGAACACCCAGTATGTCGTAGTAGTTCATAAAAATTAAGGCTGTTTAACAGCCTTAATATTTAACCTACTAGGATTAGACTATTACTTTTTTGTGTCTTTCTTTGCGTCTTCAATCTTTGTTGCTTCGTGTTTTTCGTGCTTCTTAACTTCTTTACAATCTTGTTTAGGCTTGTTGGTTTTTGGATCCATTACTGGCTTACCATCTTTACCCTGTACATCAACACATACTTTACGTGTTTCAGGTTTCTTTTCCTCAGCCTCGGCTACTTGAAATGTAAGACCTACTGCTAATAATGTTGCTAAAAAATATTTCATAATTGCTCCTTATAGTTCTGGAAATGGTGGTTGTCCAGGCATTGGTTTGCCTCGACTACTATTACTTACTTGTCCCCAGTTGTCCATCTGAGGCATTGGGGCTGCGCCAAATCCTCCTCCAAATGCTGGTGGTGCGCCAAATCCTCCTGGTGAGCCAAACCCACCTGTCATTGTAGTTGTTGTAGTCATTGATGGGGGTGGTGCTGGTGGAGGGGGTGGTCTATTGGCCGCTTCTAATGCTTTGGCCTGTAGGTCCTTATCGTTACCCGCTAGCATAATACCAGATAGTGTACCTGTTAAAAATGTAGCAATAGGAACAATAAGTTCAAAAAACTTTTGATCAATTGGACTGATAGCGTTAAGAGGCTGTGTTACAAATATTAAACTATACAATACTACGAACACAATACCAGTTAAGGTCAATGATAAACAAATCCCAATAAAGAATTTGAGTCGTGCCATCAGTTGTTCTTCAGTATAGATTACTGGTTGATTACTATTTTCCACAATTACCTCCTTGTGTGTTGTTTGCTGTGTTCTGCCCCCAAACAGGAGCGCCCGGACCCGTGTTAGGTATTTCATTTTTTCCCTTTCCTAATGTTCTTGGATCTATTTGACCTTTAAATACGTGTTCTGGACAAGTTCTTGTTACATCGCATAATGGCACTTTACAAATTTCCTTTTCCCAATTAGCGGGATCCTGACAAGGATATCTAAATCTATCCCCACCAAATACTGCTACGCCTAGTGGTAAAACTATTAATACGGCTAGCCATTTAAATAACTTTTTATCCTCTGCCATTACACGCTCCTTATAATTGGCATAATGTATTTACTTTATTTCTATTCTATTTTTATACTCGTTATACTTGTGTTGAGCAGCCAATAGTTCTATGTTACGTTCTTCTTCACCTAGTTGTTCAGCACGATGAATATCTTTTTGATATAAATCTTCTATAAGTTTAGTTGCTTCGTCTCTTTTTTTAGTTAATTCTTTATAGACAATATTGAATTCGGCAATAGCGTATTCAATTTTACGTTCCTTACCTATAAAAAGATTCAATATACTCTTAAACATTTTAATTATTTTTACAGTCTATTTGAAGTTGGCGAATATCATTTTTTTGTAATAACATTAGGCCTGTAGCACGTACTGAAGGATCATTACTTTTGGTCATTTCAATAAGAGCCTGAATACGGGCAGCTTCCATAACTACCATATCCTTGGCCATTTTTTCCTGTGTTTGCATACAAACAGCATAGTTATTGGTAAACGCACATCCTGATAGCAATAATGAACCTAGCAAAAGTAATTTCTTAATCATGGTTTCTTTTCCCATATCTTTTTCTGTGTGTTATACCATTCGATCCAGCCATCATTTTTTAGGCTACATTCATAATATAATTTGTAATTATCGGTAACTGCTTTTAAGAATTCTGTAATACTCACAGTGTCAGTCTCTATTGTTTTAAGATCTGGACATTTTTCAAATAGCGCAGGATTTTTTTGTTCTGGGAATTGAGGATACCAAGGCCAATATTTTTGGTAAGCACATCCTGATATGGTCAAACTTAAAAGGAGAATAGTTAGCAATCTCATTTCTTATCTCCTTTTTGTTTTGAATCATTAAAGTTTTTAATGGCCTGATTATATTGTTGCATTACTAGTTTAGGAATATTAGGATGATCGGCTAGTTCTTTCATTCTAGTTTCGTATTCTTGTCTTTCTTTATCACTCATATTGATAACTTTTTCCTGATCTTCCTTAGGTAATGCGGCCAATGAAAGTTTGCTGTCCTCAAACTTAACTTTTTCTTCGGCAGTCATAGCTTCATATTTCTTTAATTCTTCTGGAGTAAGAAGTTTGACTATGATTTTTTTGCGTTCTTCAGCTGGTAGACTACGCAGTCTATCCATTTCCTTTTTAAGTTTATCTAATTTATTTGCTGCTTCTTTATTGATCACATCTATTCTAGCCAGTGCTGCTTCTTTGGCTTTTTGTTCGGCAACTAGTTTATCGTTAGCAGCATCGGCTTCTTGTTTTTTCTGTTCTATTAATCCTTCTGCTTCTTTAACTTTTTCTTGCCAATGATCATTAATTGTAGTTCCGCCGTACATAAAAACACTACATAGTACAATAATACCGCCTACTGGTTTAACAAACATCATATAAGGACGTAATGGTGGAATGTGGCTGAAGATACTGGCAAAGAAAAATGCTACTAGTCCTAAACAGGCCAGTATGAGCCAGAACAGAGGAGGCAAATTAAGTATAGTATGTTCTACTAGCCACATTAACATCAGTGTACTCCAAATACGTGTAAGGCGTGCTTATAATGTTTTTCACGATCTGCTAGGCCAATAGTGCCACCATTAATCTTCTTAGTCAATGTAAGTATATCACCCTGATCAGCCCAAGTGTTAAGTTTATTCATTTCCCAAAAGAAACAGCCACTTTGTACAGCGCCTTCAAATGTTTCTAAATATTCGCTGGCTTCTTCTACAGGAATATCCAAACTACCAGCAAAGAAAGTATAATTGTTTTTACCAGTAAGTTGTATCAATCCCCTACCACAATATCTAAAACCATCTCCTGATTCTTCAGGACCATTGCCCATACGATTAGCATATACACGGTTAGCAATTTTTTCTGGCTTGTTAGCATAGGCAGCAGCAGTGGCATCATCTGGAAAGTATTTAGGAAATACTTTGCGTAGGCTGGCTGCTCTATAGTTTAAGTTTTCTTTAAGGAATTTGAACCCGCCACTCTCATGAGCACATTGAGCAATAAATGCTGCTACTCTTTGCGGTGTATTGATTTCGTATTCTGGTAGTATAGTATGTAAAGCATTGAACCAATAATCAACATATGGATTACCTGGTATCATTTGTTTAAGTTGCTCTTTGTTAAAATCAAAAGTAAAACTCATCTCGCTCTCTCCAGTACTAGTGCTTGATCTTCGTTTTCAAAAACAAACACATTGTTTACTTTGGTTATGTTATAATTACCCAAGTACTTGGTAAGGAATATACTTTCACTGATAGCTTTACTACCTACGTCAATCCTCCCACCAAGATTCTCATAAACTTGTTTTCTAGGACCAAAGTCCTTAATCTTCATTTGTAAACTTTCGGCATATATTTTACGGAACTGTATACTATCATCTAATAGTTCTATATTATCCAAATAACTACGACTAAAAAAATTACGCCAATTATTCAATCTATTTTCTTGTATACTTATGGAATAAGCATCCTTATCTAGTGGTACTGTATTTCTAATATTAGTTTCATCAGCAGGCAATGTTTTAAAACTTTTATAATATCTAAATCTAAAATTTTCTATTTTAGTTAATTTCTTGACCGCTTCTAGTAGTTCTAATAATCTTTCTGGTATATGTTTGTTACGCTCTAGTTCTACAAATACTTTATATTTTCCAGTATCAATAGGTCCATCAGTAGCATCAGCATCCACCACCCAATCAAAACCAAGTTCTAAAAAACGTGCTAGATCATCTGCTGGTTCTTTGTCATCCACATTAAAGCTTAGAACCACCATCTTTTCATCATCGCCGATCTTACTTTTGTAGCTGTCAATCTCTACTACACTGCTGACCAATAGTTGTAGATCACCTGCTAGTAATGTTTCGTTCAGCATTACATTGGTGCTCCCGCTACTGGTGCTGCTGGTGCCGCTGCCGGTGCTCCCCCCATTGGTGCTGCTGGTGCTCCCCCCATTGGTGCTGCTGGTGGTGCCATTGGACTTGGTTGTTGTTTTTGTTCTTCGTCGCCCTTACGTTCTTCTCTAATACGATCCATATAACTATTAAAAATATCAAATACTAATTTTTTAGGCATTAGTATTTTGACTACCCATACTGGATGTGCGTCTAGTTTGCCCTTTTTAGTATTTGGTCTAAAGTCATCTGGTGTGCGTATTTTACGTGGTTCTATCATTTCATCCCGTGTAAATTTTACACGACATCCTATTTCCTTAAGTCGTCGAGCACCATCTGGATCAGGCATCTTATCCTTGGGCCACATGAATTCGGCACTGACCCAATGACGGCTGATCTTGGGGCCGCTGAGTAGTTCACCATCTAACCAGTTTTTATACACATAAATGTCCATTTCATCGAGGACACGCTCAAAGTCTTTCAATACAGCTAGGCTGCTATTATTGTTATAGATAGTATCTACATTGCGAATAACGTCTAAAATATCTTTCATAATGGGCCCATAATTACTAGTATTATTTATCGCTAGCGAAATCTAGTATAACCTTATGATTATTAGGTATAAGATTAAATAAAAATGTAGGACCTCTGTAGATATCGGGCGGTACTACAAGTCCTACTTTTCTAAGTAGGAGTTAATGGATGAGCAAAAGAGTGAAAAAACGCTTTACCTCTAATGTGAATGTGATTGATTTCGCCACATTTATCCCCCAAAAAAATTGTAGGGTACACTTGTATCCTCGAAATGAAACCCAAAAATCATATATACAAAAACTTCAAAATGAAGATAATAGTATACTATTTGCTATAGGACCAGCAGGTACAGGTAAAACTTTACTGGCAGTTCAAGCAGGGATCAAGTTTTTTCAAGAGGGTAAGGTAGACAAGCTCATAGTAACAAGACCCGCCGTTAGTGTAGACGAAGACTTGGGATTTTTGCCAGGCACATTAAATCAAAAGATGGAGCCATGGACCAAGCCTATATTTGACGTTTTAGGAGAATATTATAGTCAAAGAGATATTGTAGAAATGTTAAGTGAGGGTGTGATTGAGATCAGCCCTTTGGCCTATATGAGAGGGCGCACATTTAAACGTGCCTGGATCATAGCCGATGAGATGCAGAATGCTACAGCAAATCAAATGAAAATGCTACTGACAAGATTAGGAGACCAAAGCCGCATGGTAGTCACAGGTGATCTGGCACAAGCAGATAGACTTGAGGACAATGGATTGGTCGAATTTTGCAACCTACTCGGGAAACATAAAAGAACAGAGCATATCGATATCGTTAGATTTGAAGCCAAAGATATCGAACGCCATCAAGCCGTGAAGGAGGTGTTATCAATATACGGTGATTAATTAACTGGCTCGCCTTGGGCGTCTACTTCTATCCAGCTGTAGTCGCCCAGCCATTTAACACGAGTTATATACTCGTATTCCACAGGGGGTGCTGTACACCAATCATCAGGCCCTAACATACTTAATCTTGTACATTGATCCTTATTGTCGTACAAGAGCCAATAAGTATTCCCATGAAAAATCTGAAACTGATATTTGGCTGCGTGTACAGCATCAGTAACTTCTAATCTACGTTTGATTTGATCTGCCTGCTTTTGTAGCACTGCCACAAGATCCATAATACGTTGATATTCTTGTTGGGCATGTAGGCGTGCTACATTGACCATTAGATCTTTTTGTTTTTCAATAGGAATCAGATCAAACTTTGGAGCACCTATGTCTGTAGGATAGGGAGTAACATTCTTATTAAAGAAGTTAATTAAACTACCGCCAATTTCGGAGTCGTAGCTTGTACGACCTTTGGCACTATTTGGTTTATCAGTCATTAACATGGGCCAATCTTATTAGTGTAGCAGCTAGGTTAATTTCAGGATCACTGACCAGTGTATGATCTACTAGGCCTTGTTTGATAATTAATATGGCTTTTTCCTGTTTGATATCATCGCCAAACAGTTCTATGTTATCATATAACCAGCGATAAATTTCTTCCATCTCTTCTGGTCTAGCCTGCCCACATACTAGTTTTCTAGCATCGCCAATTTTTCCTTGTTTGAATAATTGGACCATTTCAATTTTATAATCATTATCAGTTTTATCATTAGCATCAGGTGGTAGTAAAACACTGTTGATACAATTCATTTGTACTGTATTGATACATTTTCTCAGGTCAGGGTATGTGGCTTTTACAATAGTATCCAATGTGTCTAATTCAAAGTCTACATTTTCTTCCATTAGGATAGTGGCCACACGAGCCGTGAATTCTGTTTGATCAACACGTTCAATATGAAATCCCTGACAACGACTATGGATAGCTGGAATAATCCTATTTGGGTAGTTACAGGTTAGAATAAAGCGTGATGTAGTATGATACTCTTCCATCACTCCACGTAGAGCAGCTTGAGCACTAGGGCTTAAAAAGTCTGCCTCATCTAATAGAACAATCTTAAAATCACCAAATGGAATCATTTGTACAAAGTTAATAATCTTATTACGTATGTCATCAACACTATTAGTACGACTAGCATTGATTTCAAGTACATCTAAATCATTTACACCTAATTCGTTTAGTAATATTTTAGCCAGCGTAGTTTTACCAATACCTGCGTTACCACTAAACAGTAAATGGGGAATAGTTCCGTCCTTGACCCAATTTTCTACCTGTTGGCGTTGATGATCGTCTCTGAAAACATAACCGTCCAGAGTTTGAGGACGATACTTCTCTACCCATAATTCTTTCATTTTTACCTCTTAAAAAAGTTTTTAATAGCGTTGAATAAATTATAAAATCTTAAGTGATGAATGTCAAGGAAACTTGGATGATGTGGGCAACGTCCCTGCCTATAATCACAGGCAGGGCTATATTCTTTTTTACAGATATCGCATTTCATCTGTGTAAAAATGGTTTAAGATTGGGTGGTTGCCAGCCTTCTGGCTTTAGAACTTTGCCATCTTCACGCTTACGAACTTTACCAGTTTTACTATCAATTTTGGCAAAGTTGGTTCGCATGACTTCTTTCCAAGCTCCCTCACCATCAGCCCCCATAGAATTAATAGCACCAATAGTCACAACAAGGATGTCAATTAATGCGTCTAACATTTCTAATCTATCATCTTCGTTGTTAGCTACAAACAATTCATTGTATTCCTCTTTGATGAGATTTATATACAGTGTAAACTGTTCTTTGTTAAAGCCTTGGATAGTTTGATCGCAGGCTTGCATAAATTTAGTTTGATCTTGGAAAGGTTTTGTCATTTAGAATTCGCTTGGTCGTTCATCGGCTATGGCCATAACACAATCAGTATCAATACGACGGATAACAGTTTCGTTGCCATCTTGATCTTCAACCTTGATACCTCTGGTCCAACGCCCATGTTCCACTAGAACCCAATCGCCAACTTTGAATTCTTTTTGTTCTTCACCTACGGCCCAAACACGCCCCCATCTTGGTCTGATACCAGTATCTTTACCGTCATCGTTTAATAAGAAGATACCAGTTTTAGTAGTTCTAGCATCAAAGTCCATGTCTGATACTAGAATATTATCACGTATTGGAGTAACTTTACCTTTGATCATTTATTACCTTTATAGTATTCGTTTTGAACTTCTTCACGCTTTCTAATGATTTTACCACCAGGGCCAATTTCATCTCCACGAGCGTTTATTTTGGCATTGCCAACTGCTAGGGTAGTTTCATACATGTTTTTAAGTTTTTCCATATCAACTTCCCTTCCCTGCATACTTCTATGTAATTTTTTTTGGCTCATATTAATTCTCCTGTAAATTACTTATCTTAAAAATTCACGCCAATCTAAATTATATTTGATAGGATCTATTTTATGAACACCGATCAAATAAAGCACATAACTAGATACACTGCTGCCTCGACCTACTCCCCATACTACATTATTTTTTCTACAAGTATCCACAAAATATTTCAACCAACGTAGTAAAGGCATCATATTTCTTAATTCAAATTCTCTAAGTTCTTCAAAAAGTCTGTCATTGCCATCATCCCAAGGTGGAATTTGATTGAATAACCAAGTTACAATATCAAATTCTTTATATTCTTCTGGCAATAACCATTCATTTTTACAAACATTGTCATAGTCTTCTATGCTTACATTATATAAATCTGAATCAATTTTTTGAGTTTTAATGCCCTCAATATCAAAGTCAGTAAAAACTTTTAGAATATCATCGGTCTTGTTTTGGTATACAAGTTCCAATATATCCTTTTCTTCGTAAATTACGTGACCAAATTTATCAGTTTTCATCCTTATATTTTAATTTACATTTATAAGATTGTCAAGTCCTTTGTCTTGCTGTTTTTGAAATTGTTGTTCATAAACTTGCATACGTCTATTATGTAATTCTATTTTATAAATTTCTAACAGTCTAACAATTTGTATTTTAATATCTCCGCTGCCCATCATAAAATACTTACGACCTAATTCCTGTATTTTACTTTCTAACTGTTGATCAGTCAATTCGGTTAGGTCAACTAAGGGGTGAATCATATATAACTTCCTATATAGTTAACATATACATCATTGCCGTTATTATAGCTCCATGCTTCTATTACGTGTTCATAATTATTGACTACGTCTGTTATGTCAAGATTAACATAAGGCTTGATAAACCATCCACCTAAACCTGTGTTATAATATACGGGATGGCCTTTAGTATAGGACCTAATTTGACCACCAATATCAGTACTAAAATTTACTCTATAGTCCATTAAATTAGGATCGCTTTGACTTAATTGAAATCTTAAACATAGAGTGATTTTATGATATCTAGCACGATCAGTATTATTAGGCCAATTACTAAATCTAACAGTAGTATTACCCTGTGCTACAATCTTTTGTACCTGTGCTTCTTGTACATCTAAAGTTATTAAATTGCTGCTTTCTCTTACAATGAATA